TGACGGTCTGGTTGACTAGCGCAACGCCGCCCGTACCGGCTACCGCGACTTTATCCGAGATCGTCCAGGTGCCTGATGCACACAGGAACTCGAATGTGCCCGTCGTAGCCACTCGAACTACCGCAGTTTCGCCCGAGATGCTTCGCTGCATTGCCACGCCGATGAAGTCGTCAACAAACGCATCCTGCATGTTCCGCAGGCTGCCCGCTGAAATCTCGTCGGCCGCCCGGAGATCGTCCGTGGCGAGGTAGACTAAATCGCCGATCTCGATGACCTGTGCGCTGTCTACCGGAACTGTCACGGGGTTGATGTCCCCGTACCTCCATCGCATCTTGTCTGCCATGTTATGGCTCCTTATGTGAAAGTACCTTGTCGGCTTACGCTTTCCAGCGATTGCCAATCTGTTCGGTGGTCATGCCCGCTAAGGACGAATCGTCGCCCTCGGTTGTGTGTTGTTCCTTGCTCATCGGCTTGCCGCCGTTCGTGCCGCTTCCCTTCGACACGCTCTCGATGAGCTGCTGGCGGTCCTTAATCAGGGCCACCCGCTTCTCGTCGTCGGCTTCCATGAGTTGGCCGAGGAAGTCTTCCGTGACTGCCACCTTCGGCAGCTTGGATTCCTCAATCAACACCTTGACGGCCTCGACGTTCGCGTTGACCTTGTCCTTCAGCTCGTAGCCGTCGACCTTCTGGAGCGCCTCTTTCAAGGCGATCTTCTCGGCCGCTCGTTCTGCGGACGCATCGGACGCCTCGACGGCGTCCTTTGCGATTTGCTCGACGAGAGACGGATAGTCCGCCTTGAGCCCTTCGAGCGTCAGTTCTTTCTCGGACATGTCTGCCCCCCCTGTGTTAGAGTCGATGTCAATGGTTGCCTCAAACAGACCGCGAGTTGTAGCCGGATCGGCAACCAGATCGACCGACTGTACGCGGGTTATTTCTTCGACGACGGTGGACTTTATGCCACGTCGCTTGATCTTTGCCCCCACCATATGTGAGAACCCAACATTCGCCGGAGCGTTCTCAGCATCCCATTTGAGCTGCTTCGCTAAGGCGTGCTCTGGGTTATACTTGAAATCGCCGAACAGCCCCGAATTGCCTTCGCCCATGCGGACGTTTTCAATAACGCCTATGCGTGAGCCATAGCTCCGCATTTGCCTCATGTCGCCGGCAGGGTGATCGACGTTCACCTTAACGCCCTCGTAGAGCGGCATGGCCCTCGTCACCGCCTCCTTTAGATACGTGCGTCCGTTCTTCGATTCGAGGCCCAGGATCTTAACGCCTCGAATTACGCCCTCTTCGACCGCCAGGGTTGCCCCTCGGTTGTCGACGAATTCCGTCAGTTGCTCGAAGCTACTCATACCCTCTCCCTCTCGAATCGATCAAGTGCGGCTCGGTATTCCGGCCCCACGGTGACGTTGGCAAGCTCTTTCTCTATCTCGGGGATCATCACGGGGGTGTCCCAGCAACGGCAGTTAGGGTCTTCTGGGAACCGCGGCAACGGCTCGCCGTCGTCGGCCCTGAATAAACCGCCTGGCTGCTTGCGGTAAATCTTTCCGTGCCGCGGGATACGCCAGTTGGGATTCTTCACATGCGTTGGCCGGACATTGCCATCGTTCGCCGTAAACACCTGAATCCCCTCAATGAACTCATCTGCCTCTTTCCACGACTCCCGCAGCATGTCCTCGGCAACCCGCGTCCCCTCGGTGCGTGCAATCCGCACCGCCTTGAAATTGACGTTGCCGACAAGATCGCCGATGTCATTGGCGAGGGATGTAAATGCCGACGCTCGGTCCGGGCCCGGTAGTGCGAGGTATTCGTGGATCTTGCTGCGAAGCCCGGCGATCTCGGGCCTGGGAACCGTGACGATCCGCTCCATGGCATTGAGACCATCGGGCCAGGCGGCGTCGGTCAAGATCGCGTCGAGCTGCTCGGGTGTGGGGGAGCCGAACTCCAGCTCGCGGATCACGTCGAGCGTCTCGGCCTTGGTCAGTTCGCCGGCGAGGATCTTGCGGAAGGCGCCGTCGATGTCGAAGCTGGCGTCGGGCTGGAATTCGAGAAGGGCGGCACCGTCATCGCCCGGCTGCCCCTCGGTCGAGAGCAGCGTATGGATCGGCATGACGCGTCGCAGCCAGAACGGGATCGGGATGGCCCGGACGAACTTCGCCGCCTCATCGTCCCAGGACCACATGGCCAGATCAGCCAGGCCGCGACGCATGAGAACGGACGCCTCGGGTAGGGCCGACGCTAGAATGACGTCCGTATCGTTGCGCACGGCGTCCGTACCGCCTCGGTTGGCGGTGATGGTGCCAAGCAGGTCCCGCTCCAGAGAACGCGCCCAGCGGGTCATGCGGTGCATGAACGACCGGACGCGGCGGTCTCGCTGCGTGGTGTGCTTTCGGTTCGCTTCTTTGAGCGTTTTGGTTGCTGTGCTTTGCCCCATAGCCCCAACGTCGTGTTAGTCGCCCTTCCTTTGTTTCTTGAACTCATTCATACAATTGACGTTCTCCGGTCCAGGGCAACACCTATTGTCGAGGCACGCCCTGCAAATATCGCCCTCCACCTTGGTTACTCGGACCTTGTCGCCCTGTTTCAGTGCCGCCCATCCATGGCCGTGACACGACACGCTCGAAAAGTCGCCAGGGTCGCCGTCGCCGTAGTGGCTCACAGACTCGACCGTCATCTCCACGCCGTCCGGCTCGGGCTTCGAGTCAGCCCTAAACTTCTCCTTACCGAGATCGCATGCCTCTGCCCGAAGGTCGTCGGCCATGGTGGCCAGCTTGGCCTTCATTGTCTCGGTGAGGATGGCACTAAGAAACTCTTTCATCGTAGCCCCTACGGCCGGCTTCTCTTCGCCGTCCGGCTCGGGCTTCGGATAGCACCGATTATCCATAGGGGGCTGCGGAATGTCTGGGAGCTTCGTAGGCTTCTCTTCGCCCTCCTTAAATAGCGACGACGCCAGCTCGAAATACACGACATCGCCAGCGCCGACCTTCTCCGGAACGAAAGCCGAGAACACCTTGTTGGCGCCGTCGTTCGTACATCGTACGTCCAGTTTGGTTTTCATGTGAAGCATGTCGTCATCCGGGTCTACAACCTGGCCTGCCTTAAACGCCTGAAGTGTCGCAATCGCCGATCGCATACTGCCACCGGCATATAGCTTCGACGTCTCCCATCTATCCTGAACGCCCTCCAGCGTTCCAATCAGATTGCACAACGCCGAATAATCAATCGCTCTCATCGCCATCGTCATCCTCCGAATCTTGCCCGCTTGATTGTTGCGAATCGCCCCCCTGCACCAATGGCGTCATAGTTCCAAACGGTTCCATGTTCGCCATGTTCTTCTCTGTCTGTGCGTCGATCAGCTCCGTCTCGTGCTCCGGGTCCAGCTCATTTCTCAATTGCCATGTCTCGATGCTCATCGCCTTGCCTAAGACGAGGATCTGGTCGGCCTGCGTTTCCTGAACCCGGTCCCGCGTCTGCACGGTAGGCGGCGTCACGTCGATATCCACCTGATCCCGCTGACCCTGGGTAATCATACCCGAATCCACAGCCAAGTCCAATACGCGGTCGAATATCTCAAGGTCGTCTTCGATCATATCGGCCTGCCATCGCTCGAAGCTCTTGACCGCCGGGCCCTCGGCTACCATGGTGCTGGAATAGTTGGCATTGCTCGCGTCGGCCGTCAGCATGAACTCGGGCATCTGGAGGCGGCAGGCCACGGCCCGAAGCTCGGCCTGGATGACGACGACCAGCCTGCTGGCGTCTATGCCACTTGTGGGGAACTCGTATTCCGTGCCGCTGGGTACATCGAGAATCGTCCCGGGTGCGTATTGCTTGTAATGCCTATCGCGAAGACTGGACCCCGTCACCGAGACGTCGGCGGTGCTTTGCATCCAAGCATCGACCGTGGCCGAGTCGGAGCCGGCGCCGCTGTGCGTTCTCAGTATCGCAATAGCCGCCTGAATGCCAGCGACATGGCTCATATTGCGCAGTAGCTTCTCGACCCGTCGAAGGTTCGGCTCGACTGGATAGAAGAGCGGGAGGCCTCGCTTAACCGTGCTGTCGACGTTCGCTTTGCGATGCTGAATCTCTTTGGCGTCAATCAGGTTGCCGTCGATCCAGTAGCCCAGGACCGTCTCGACATCTTCCGGGTCGGTGATGATGCCAAAGCTCTCGTTCGTTTCCGCCGTGCGGGTAGGCGGCGTCGATACCTGCCCCGGCTCGACGAACCGTATCCGCAGGGCCGTCTCTGCTACTTCACCATCGACCTCGGTCTCGGCCTGAAAGAACCGGAGGAAGCACTCCCCGTCGCGGTCCTTTCGCTTTTGGATCTCTTGCTGTCGCTTGCCCCACTTATTGTCCTTCACGAAGGCATCGACTACCGCCTGCACGGCCGCTATCGTCTCGTCGAGGACTTCCTTCTTCAGCTCAGGCTTGGCCGTTACCGTGTACTTGTGCCCGGTGCCGACGATGTAGTTGACTCGGTTCTCGTGGCCACAGATGGCGAACTCGTTGGTGTCGCAAAGCACTCGCGTCGTGCATCGCACCCGGTTGAGCCATTCCTCGGTATCCATGTTTGTGGCGGCGCCGTCTTTATTTGCCGAACAGACCGGATTCCACACCTCGCCGTTAGGTCCACGAAATGGCTCGTCCATATCGACGCAATTGTTGACGAGATTGACCGTCGCTTCCATGACCTTCTGTTCGGCCTTGCGTTGCCGCTGTTGCAACGACTCCATGGCCCGCTGATGGTCGGTCTGCGGCGTTTGCCGAAAGATGTCCAATAGCCCCATTACGCTCCCCCCCCGAAAACATTCGTTATCCGGTCTTGCGACAACTTCCGGCCGTGCATCACGCCCTGCATTAACCTGTGAGCCATCTCCAATGCATCCGGCCCGTCGTCGTGCTGGGCCAGCGGGAAGTCTCGCATTTGGTTGACCAGCATTTCCGCACCCTTTGATTGTGCCTTAAACTTCAGCGTGTGCATAGACAAGAGGTACGTCAACCTGCGAATACGCACTTCCTTGTTGATGTGATTGTCGATCTCTTTCATTGGCATAAAGACATTGCGCCGCGTTGCCTTGTCGCGAATATCGAAGGCAAGCAGCTCTTGGAACTGGTTGGTCTCAACGCCAAAGGCATCGGCCCCAAAGTCGAGCTGCATGTCTACGGCCACATCGGCCAGCGTCGTAACGTGCCGATTATTGGCCAAGTCAGCGTCGCAATACAAAACGCCATCGGCCAGCATAAGCTTCACGAAGGCGGAGTAATCTCCATGCTTCGACCCCTTGCCCTTCGACGGGTCCAGGGCAGCCGTCTTGGCGTCGTACTTAGTCGGCCAGTCAGTAAACCATATGTCGTCGGCAAAGAACTCAGCCGGCCACTCAGCCCCCTCGATGTCGACGTAGCGGCCCTCTAGCTCTTGCTCCGCACGGAGCCCGCTGTATTCGTGGCGAACCTCATCGTAGAACTCTGGCGGTAAGAACGGATTGTCTCGCGTCGTGGCGTGAAATTCCTCCGCCCGGTCGCTCTTGTGAAAAACCTCATAAGTCCAGTGTGTGCGGCCCTTGGGCGTGTAGGTGGCCGAGATCCACCCCATCTTACCATGCTCACGCAGGCACGCAATCGCGATCTCGAACGCCTCCCGCTTGATCTGACTCGCCTCATCAAACCAGATGCCCGACAAGTTGGGCCCCCGCAGCTTCTCTGGATCTTCTGCGGTACGAAAGCGCACTGTCGCACCGTTGCCAAGGGTAGCGATCAGCCTGGATTTGTTGTAGCCGGCAAGACAGTTCAACTTGCGGGCCATCTCGAAGAATGCAGGCAACACAAAGTCTTGAGTCGCGCCGTACGTTACCGACGCTACCATGTAGGTGCAGTTCGGTTGGGCCCGGCGTAGCAGATCATAGGCCCCGATGAATGTCTTGCCCGCACCGCGACCGCCAACGAACCCCGCCTTAGTGGAGGTTCGGTCAAGGAAGTCGGCCTGCTTTTGGTGCAGTTTTATTCTAATCTTGCTCAATGGCTTCCCGTGTCGTGACGATCGTTTCTATTACGTGCGTTTGGCCGCCTTCAGTGACTTCGATCTGTTGCTTCTCGACGTAGCCGCGATGTTTGCCGAGGCATTTCAGCATAAAGCAGATGGCCCCGAGGTTGCCCTCCAGGACCTTCTTGCGGAGTGCCGTCTCTGCGATGTCCAGCCCTTCTTCCCGGGTCTCGCGGCAGATCGCCTTGAGTTCCGGGTGCCGTTCAAGGGCGTGATAGAACGTCGCGCGATGGCAGCCGACGACCTTTGCCGC